GCAGGTCCAGTAACAATTGATAGTGGTGTAAGTGTAACGATAAGTAGTGGCAGTAGGTGGGTAATAGTATAATGGCAAATTTAAGAATAAAAGGCGATGTAAGCGGATATGTAGACCTAGTGGCACCAGACGTTGCAGGATCACAAACCGTCAACTTAGATAAACTTGTTGAAGTTAATAGCAATGGTTATTTAGGTGTTGGTACAACAACCCCCACTGTTGGTTTAGAATTGGCAGGCACTGGCAACGCAACACGTTTTAAAATGATAGATGGATCAGATCAAGTTAACTTTGGACTATGGGATGGATCCAATTATAGACTTGAAGGTGATGCAAATAGAAAAATATTAATCACTTCTTATCACACTGACGGTATACATTTAGGGGCCAGTGGCGGTAGTGATTTAGTGGTTAAAGGTAATAAAGTTGGTATTGGGACGACGAGTCCACAAGAAAAGTTAGAAGTTAATGGTGTATTGCAAATCAGACGTGATGGCGACCATCCAGCTTTAAGATTTGCGGAAATTAATAGCGGCACAACAACTACACGAGGTTATATTGCATCTGGCGATTGGGCTGTTAATGGAGGTGCAATTGACGACTTTGGTATTTCTGGTTCTGTAACTGGTGATTTACTGTTAGCTACAAACGCAGGTACTGAGAGATTAAGAATACAAAATAGTACTGGCAACGTTGGTATTAATACGACGAACCCATCTGCGAAATTGCATATTGTAGATGGTAATAATGTTGCTCAATTTGGCGATCTGAATAGCAACTCTACTATGTCACTTAGAATGTCTGATACTTCAGGCAGTCCAGTAGAAATTCAAGCATATAGCGATACTCTTAGACTAAGAACCCATCCATCAGGTGGTAGTATGCAAGATAGGTTAACTATTTTATCTGGTGGCAACGTTGGTATTGGTACGACGAATCCTCAAAATTTACTACATTTAGAAACTGGTTCGAGCGGAGAAACAAGAATTAGATTTAAATCAGATAACCTTGGTGGTTCTCATGGTTTATTTTGGGTTGATGAAAATGCTGTTAATCAATCTCAATTTTATTATAATCATAGTTCTAATAAACAATTCTTAGAACTTAACGGAAATGGTTTGCAAATATACAGCAAGCAGACATCATCGACAATTGCAGAATTTGGAAGCGGCGCTGGTGGATATAATAACTTTTCAATACCCAATGGCAACGTTGGTATTGGTACGAGTTCACCATATGCTAACTCCAGATTACATGTGTTTGGAACAACTGCTGATACTGGAACTGGCGGTGGGTCTCAAGGACTTTCTATAGCAACGGGTGGTGGCACAAGTTGTCCAATTTATTTTGGTTCTGAAACCAATAGTGCGCAAAAATCTATGTACATGACTGGGTACTGGATTTATTTACGAGGTCACCAGAATGAAGGTATTAGATTTGTATTCAGTCAGGGTGGTGGTACTGCACCAAGAAGTGATCAGTATCAATTTAAATATAATTCTGCATATAGGCCTACAGGTAACACCACATGGGATGGTTTCTCAGACGCAAGAGCGAAAGAAAATGTTACAAACTTAACAGGTGCTCTTGATACTATTAGTCAGCTTAGACCAGTTACATTTGATTGGACTGATGATTATGCTGATACTATGAATATGTTTGAAATGGATACCACTGATGAAAAGAGCTATAATCACTTTAGTGTAAAAGAAAATGGTTATGATCTAGATCGCAAAACAAGTCAAATTGGATTCATTGCACAAGAGTTTGAAGAAGTATTCCCTAAGAGTATTACTGAGACAGAAATGCAACTTGGTGATACAAAAGTTGAAGATTTTAAAACAGTTAACTACGATCACCTTATTCCAGTTTTAACTAAGGCTATTCAAGAGTTAAAAGCTGAGAACGATGCACTAAAGGCAAGAATAGAAGCGTTAGAAGGACAATAACTAACATGAGTACATTATTAGTAGAAAACATTAGACACGAAGATGCGTCAGATATTGCCATTGTATTAAGCTCTAATGGAACTTTGGGTATTGGAACAGTTGGTACTGCCAGAAATGATCCTTTAACAGTTAAAGGAATTAATAACATTGCTAAATTTGAAAGCAGTGCCGCCGCTGTTGAATTACGTATTAACACTCCAACTGTGGATAAAGTAGGACTTACCACTGGTACTAATGATAACTTTTTTATCAATGTGGGTAGTGGGGATAGATTATATATTAAAAACAATGGTAACATTGGTATTGGTACAGATAGTCCAAGAAACAAATTAGATGTAAATCTAAACACAAACAGATCATTCAACGTAAGAGTTAGTAACGAAGGAAGTGTTGCAGGAACAGGGTTAGCAAGTATAGATCCTGTTAGTGGCAATCTTCGTGATATGGTAGTGGAAGGTGAAGAAGTACATTTAGCCACTGGTTCATCTAGTGGCGATACAAGTAACTTAAGACTGTCTGCATATGCAGCTGGTGGTGTTAAATTACACACAAATTTAGAAATAGAAGGCGGACTAGAATTTGTTGATGGCAGTGGAGGCTATATAGATTTTGGTATGGACCAGCGTACTGGGCCAGTTACTGGAATTAACGGTGCTTATATTTGGAGCGGCAGTGGAGCAAGTGGTGACTGGTTAGCTGGTAGTCTTGTATTACAATCACGTGCTAATCAGAATCGTAACATTGAATTTGTAACGGGTAGTACACCATCAAAACGTTTAACAGTATACGGTAGTGGAAATACACAGGTACATAATGACTTAATGATAGGAACGGGCACTAAATTTATAGGAGACCCTGGAAGCCCTTATGATATTGAATTACAAACAAGTGATGCACGTAACGGAACTTTTACTAAAGTATTGACAATTCAAAGCGGTGATGAATTTAAGTTTTGGGGTAACGGCGGCGCTGATGAGATTTTCCGCATAGACAACACTGCAACTCATAAGTCACAAACTTTTGGTACTCACAATGCACAAGGATATTACGTAAATGGCAATCAGACTTTACCAGTAGTAAATGTACAGCGTTATCATATGGGATCTGGAAATAGTACTACAATTAGCAGTACTCAATCATATACGAATGTAGGAAATAGTATTTCTTATACACCCAGAGCGGCTGGAAATTTGTTAGTGATTGAACATGGTGTACAAACTTGGTATGGAACAACCAGTAACGGTAGTGGTGACGCATACATAAGATTTTTAGTAGATGGTGCAGCAGTTTGGCAAAACGAAAGAATAGTAGGTAATTTTGATGCAGATTCTACTAGAACTCACATGTATATTAGAAGTCAGTTTTTATATACTACAACAGGTACTAGTGCTATAACTATACAGGCGCAAGGCGCTACTTCTGGAAACGTACCAGGCGGGTTTAATTTTTATCACACTGGTGACAACTCAAATCAATATATTATTACGGAGTACGAACAATAATGGAACATTTTTATATAGGATTAACCTTTGATCGTTTAGATATGACACCATATGTAATTCGTGGCGATATTACAACTGCTGAAGATTTTGAAAATAATATTGAATTTAATGGCACACTTGATTTTGAAACTTTTCAGACGGAGTACAATATTAGTGTAGATAATTTTAAACTGGATGAATTGAGAACAGAAAGAAATAAAAGACTCGCTGAAAGTGACTGGACACAGCAATTAGACATTCCAGAATCGACTAGACTTGCTTGGCAACCTTATAGACAAGCATTGCGTGACATAACAGAAACATATCAGACATTAGCTGATGTAGTATGGCCAACAAAACCGGAGTAAAGACATGGCATTAGTATTAGATGGTGATAGCGGAATTGTTGGAGTATTAGCTACAAATGCTGATGGTGATGTTATCATTGACACCAACACATTTTTTGTAGACGCTCCAAATAACCGTGTTGGAATAGGAACCCTAACTCCGCAAGACAAATTACATATAGTTGATGGCGATTTAGGTATAGAAAACACCAGTGGTAGACGTTATAGAATTATTGCTGAAGCAAGTGGTGACTTAACAATACGGGACCAGACCGCCGCACAAGGAAGATTAACAATCAACACTAGTGGTAATGTTGGTATTGGTACAGATAGTCCGTCACAAGTGCTTCATGTTAAAGGAACAAATTCTCCTATAAGAATTGATAACGCTGGTAGTGGTCGTTCTGGTATAGAGATTTATAACGGAACAACAAAGAAGGCTGACATTACATGGAGCGAAGGGAACGCTAATTTAGAAATTAAGAACTATAGAAATGACAGCCAGTCTGACGGTCCTTATGCTAATATAGATTTCTTCACAGGTGGTTCATTAGCAACTTCTCCTGATTATAGTCCAAGTCTAAGAATGAGAATTCAGCAAACTGGTGAAGTTGGTATTGGTACGTCTAATCCGACTGAATTACTTCATCTTGATTCGTCAAATAACACTCGTTTAAGAATTTCAACTACTAATGCTGGTGCTGTTCCGGAAATTCAATTATATAATGCCGTAAAAGAATGGAAGATTGGTGTCGAAACATCAACTGATTCTGGTGGTGGCGCTTATAGTGGCGCCGGTCCTAATTATTTCCATATTAGAAATGCAACTGATAATAATCCAGGTCTTAGTCTTTTCACTGATGGATCGGCTTATTTTCATAAAGGAACATTACTTTGGAATAACAGACAAGATATAGGAAGAGTAGATCAAGGAAATACTGGTAGTTTTTATACGTCTTATGGTATACAAAAGTTTCAATTTGAAATACCTTCTGATAATAATTGGTATGATGTTCTTACTAACTTTAGAGAAAGCACTGGATATTTTTGGGCTACGGTTTCAGATACTTCATCTAGAAGAAAGAAAGTCTATGAATTTAACAGAACTTCTCCAGCTTACGGTGTAAGTACATTTAGTCTTGTACATGATCATGGTGGGGGATGGAATACTGGTGACTTTAATTTCCAGGTTGTCAGTGACGGATCAAGTAGTTTTAGATTGCAGTGTCAGAGAAGCAGCTACTATAGCTCATCTAATATTTCCAATGGGCGTATAACAATTTTAGTTTTCTAGGAGTTTTAAAATGAAACCAGTAAATGGGTCACAATTTACATACATTGATGCAATATTAGCATTACTGCCTCTGGCTAAATTTCATCCAGCCGAAACGCTTGATGAAATCGAATGGGTTGACGAAAGACCACAACCAACTAATGAAGAAGTTTTAGCAAAATTAGAAGAGCTTGGAACATTTAATGAAGGTCTTGAAAGATTACGTCAGGAAAGAAATAAAAAACTAGCTGAAACTGATTGGGTATCTGGTACTGATGTACCTCAAGAATTAAAAGATGTATGGAATCCATATCGTCAAGAATTAAGAGATATTACCAGTGTTCACGATTCTGATGATGGTGTTATCTGGCCAACTCCTCCTGCATAATCGATAAATAAGTGTAATAACGATAGGATTATTACACATGAGTCGCAACCTTGAACTAGCACAATTAGCCAAAAGTCTCTTAGTCAATGACGATGGAGTCATGGTAGGCTTGAGTATTGATGCCGCCAATATTGAAGG